CATACCACCCATATCGGGCATACCGCCGGGGCCGATCATGCCACCTTGCTGATACGAAGGCGCAAAAGTTGATGCGCTGTTCATGCCGCCGGATAACCCAGCCGCTCGGGGCGTGCCCGACGTAGGAGCGCTCGCACTACCAACATTTAAGATGCTTGCAAGCGCCGGAGGAATATCTGGCATCGACATGTTATAGGGGTTCTGCATGTTTATCCTTTCAGTTGGTTGACCAACGTGTTTACCGTTGCTCGTAAGCTGGCTACGTCGTTTGCAAGTTGTTGAACATCAGACACCAACTTACCATAATCGTCAAGGCTTGGCACGGTCGCTGCGCCTATTGTATATCCGGTGCCCTGTGCGGTCACGCGAGTCATGTTTTGCGTCGTTGGATTGGGTACCGTAATTTGACCCTTGACGACAGCACTAACCGAGTTGTCTGTGCCCCGAGCACCAATCAGCAACTCGATGTTTTCTTTCATGGCAGTCAGGGTATTAAACTGCCAATCGTTCAACCCCCCTTGGGGGATTGATGGTATCGCTGTGAAGCGTGCGCCACGTGATGCCATTAGACCTCCCTCAGTCCCAACATGGTTTCGGCCAAATGAATAGCGCGAACTCGAATATCGCCTTCGACACCAATCTCAAACGTATCGGTGCGGTACCCAGACGGCAGGCGAAATCCGTTGGTATCATCGACAGTCGTCTCGAAGATCAGTTGCTTATCCACCCACATGCGGAATATCACAACGCTTGATGCGTCCCATATTTCGGTTTCCAAGTCCCACCGAGTTGTGGCCGCATCCCAAATAATGGTCGGCGTTGCGTAGTCGGCAATAACACGCGCAGCACCAAGGTTGATCATGTCTTTTGTGACGAGCACCTTGGACTTCCACTCTTGGGTGACGTTTGGTTGTTCAAGGTTATCCCACTCATAAATATCACCCAACAACCCGTTTACGTAATAAACAATACCGTCGATTGCGTCGTAGTGCGACGCTGAGAAGCTGTAGTCGAGGTTGACGAAAAACCCACCGACTTTTGCGTCCTGCTCAAACACAAACGCTCCGGTTGAGTGCGAGGCAAAGTAGTTGTCCCCGTAGTACTCGGCCACCACTGTCGCAGGATCAATGCTGGACTGCCATGTGTCATTGTTGTATAGCAGCCTAGTAATGATCGCCGCGCCACTGCTGGGGGAGTAGACCGCCAACCCATCGTGCGTGGAGTACACAATACCGTAACCCATCGAGACTATGCTGTTCTTATTTAAACATGGGAAGTTGGCGTCAATACGCGACCGGGACATCCCGTTAGCTGGGTCAGAACCCGAAACAATATACGGGTATGAGTCCGTTGTTACCAGCGCGGAACCACTGATTGTTGCAATGCCTACGACGTTGTATTCAAGAGTGACTGCATACGCAGCAGGCCATGCGTGCGGCGCACCCGGCTCAGAGAAATACAACGTGTTACCAACAAAACCGACAAGGATGTTGTTCTGAATAGCCGTCAGCCCCTGCAAGTCCTCGGGCGGCGGGTCGTAGTTATCCGTGGCAAGAATGTCGAACAGGTCACGGGAGTCAAAGTCATCAGTGAATGTGTACACACCGCCGTCACCCCAGTACCGTGCGGTCGTTGTGGGCGGGTTCTCAGACACGTCATGGAACAATGTGCCTGCGGCCACTAATGTGTTGGCAACATCGACAGCAGCTTGCGCGTATTCAAACGTGTAGTCGTCAATCACATCCGTGACGATGCCGTCTGTGATGTTAAAAGACGCCACGGTGCAACCGCTGATTTTGAAGCGGTCATCAACCGATAAGTTGTGCGGATACAGCAGCGCAACACGCGAGACATTGGTGGTGCGCTGTACCGAAGCCAACCCTGTGGGGAACCACAACGTCGAGAGTAGATAGTACTCCGTACCCGACGCAGCCGCCAGCGTGCGGTAGAGCCGTATGCCACGTACAAAGTTGTTCCCCGTCGGCTTGGCTGTGGGGAGGTTCGACACCGTGACGATCTGCCCCTCCTTGATGAACAAGTCAGTGGACGGCTTGGAGGCGATTGACTCCTCCTCCCAAGGGGTGTACCACGTGTAGACATAGGAACGAGCCTGCGTCTGTCCGCCAAGATCAACCTTGCCAGTCGTAAAGGCGATGGGCGTACCAGAGGTGCCGATCTGAAAGCCGGGGCTGAAGTAGGTGAACGTGGTCGTGCCCGTCACGGTACATTCAACATTGGTTGCGTTGAAGCTCGCCAGACTCAGGTTGACGCTTCCACTGGTAGTTGCTACTGCCGATGCGATAACGTCAAACGTGTTGGCGGCGACATTACTGACAGTGTAGGTGCCATCCGTAGCACTGCCAGACAGAAAGTCCAGCGACACCACTGCGCCATTGGATAGTCCGTGCGCCGTGATCGTCACAGTGATCGTGGTGGACGCAACTTGGTTGTACGTACCGGAGAGGAACGTGAACGCTGAAACAGTGATGAGGCTCCCCGACTTTAATCCGTGTGCTGAACCAGTCGTGATGGTCGCTATGTTGCCAGCATCCCGGAAGAAGCTGGCCGTTGTCTGGGTCGTGAACGTGGCTGCGGAAGTTGTCGCCGTTGTGGTGGGCAGCGGCAGACCAAGGTCATACGCCGCAACCGGGTAGGGCGTAGCCCCCGTTGTTGCCAGTTCGTAGTTGCTGACTTTGGGAGCGCCGTCGCCCGAGTAATAGAACCGCTGCTCGTCCTTATCGGTCTTGGAGGCAACAGCGATGTCCACGTCGGTAAGCCACGTCAGCCACTTCTTCTCGTCGGTGTCCGGGTCACGCAGAGCAAACAATGTTTTGATCACACCCGTGCGACCGGTGTTATCCACAACAACAGGCTCAGGGTATGGGATCAGATCGCCAGAATACAGTTTGCAGTTGGCCGCAATCTGCCCCGCCGTGTTGGGCAGCAACTCAGGCGAAATCTTTGGGGCCGTCCCAAGGAATCCTGCGATTTTTATGCCTGCCATTTACGCAACCAATCCTTGAAGGTAGACGGTCTTGCCGTCTTGTTTGGTAGCCGTGAGCGACTGTTTCTTCAGGTTGCCGGGGTCGTAGGACACATGCACCCAGCCGCTGTCCGGGATACCGGGAGTATAGAACTCCAGTATCACTTGTGTAAAGCTTAAATTTTCCTGAATCCAATGCGCCAGTTCGTGGTTTGGCACCCCCGGAATCTCGATGTCCGCAGCCATCCCCCGGCAGTGATCACTGGTTTTTGAGCCGCCAACCTTGGCGTTGACCTCTGGATGCCGGAAGCCGGAGTTAACTTTGACCCCCTTGGCGTAGTGATCCCGCACCGGTTGCAATACGTGCATGGCTAACGCTTGAAGGCACCCGATAACCTCTTGCGTTGGCGTGTTATCCATGTCGTGCCGCAGCGCGGTTTCGCTTTTGATCAACTCAGACAGCGTAAAGTTTGGAGCTAAGTTCATTTTTTGGCTTTCATATCCATGATTTTCTCAAGGGTGCGTCCGCCGAAGTAGAACGACATGATCAACATACCCCACTGCCCCAGTAACTCAACGTAGGCTTGGTTTGTCTCAAGGTCAAACGCGCTCATCATGGCGAACGTCGAATACGCCACCAAAATAAAAATAAGCGTCATGGGCCGGATGTTCTTGGACAGCCAAGAGTCGCTACCCATGTCGGCTTTGAGGCGATCAGTCAGGTTGTTCTGCTCTGTCTCAAACAACTTGGTATCGTTTGCCATCTTTGCCAACTCACCGTCTTGCGCCATCTTGGCAAGTTCCATTTGAGCCTTGGCTTTGGCTTCTGGGTCGGGTACAAGTTTGTCAATTAGCTTGCCGCCGACATCAAGTAGTGCTGCGAGTGGGAACATGTTAATTACCCCTTTTGGTTAGCATAGCTGAAGCGATGTCCAGCATGAATTTTACTTGCTGGATGTCTTGTGGCGGCTCTGCCCAGCCCACCGTGATCTGCCCAACAAACCGATGTGAGTCTGGCGGCACGCTGACCCGGCAAGTAAAGGTCACACCCTTCTCGATGTACCACAGGCCAACCTCTGACTGCGCGTACCGATACTCGGAACATGGTGTCTCGTTGGTCATCAACTTAATCACATCGGCGTTGTTGGCTGTGTTTTGGCTGAACAACCCGACATCAATATCTTCTATGCTTTTGTCCCGCCCATCCTTTGTGTAAGCCTTGTAAAGAACCCGGCTGTTGAACAGAGGATTGACTTTGAACACGGCCACCACGGTTGCACCGGTTTTCTTGAACAACATGGCGCTGGCGTCGTCTGCCCTGCCCGTGTTTATTTCCGGGAGCTTCTTGGACTCTTTGTAGGCATCGCGCATGAACTCTTGGTTCTGCCACAGAAAGTACCCAGTAAACGCGATGATGCCCATCAGTATGATGGCAAAAAGCTTGAACGGCGAATCCACATACCCGAGTATTTTGTCGAGTGTCGAGTTGGCGTTTAACTTGTCGTCGCTCATTGTCGTATATACATCGTGTAGACCACAATACCGTACACCAAAAGCGCAGTTAAAATCAAAGACGCAATGCCGAGGACGATGTACTCAACCATCTGCTCGATTTTTGCGGCACGCTGCGCTTTGGCCCGAGCCGCTGCTTCTTGTGCCTCGCGCCTTCTCCGCGCTGCTTGGGCTTGAAACTTTACCCAATCATCCCACATACCCGGACGACCGGCGTACACCATTCGCTCACGCAATTCTTCCTCTTGTTGTCTCAGGCGCTCAAGCGCCATGAACTCCTCAAGGTCGGAGCCGCCGCCCTTTTTAGCAACGTGCTGCTGAATCTTGGCTTTATTGTCGAAGTAATCAAAGACCCGTGAGCCAAGGTCAGACAGTTCCTTACCGTTTGCTAGGGCAGCCTTGATGACAGCAAACGCTGCGTTTGCAGCGGCGATTTCGGCGAGCATCAAGTCTCCCTAGTCCATAGGTTTACTTGGCTTTGGACTTCAACATGCACTTGCCCATTGCTTTGCACTTGGCAGCATTGGGGCACGCAGCACATGGCTTGAAGACCATACCGCCTTTTTTGTAAGCCATCGGTTTGGCGGCGGGCTTTTTGTCTTTCATCATCATTCCGGGCATGATCAAACTCCTTTGGTTACGATTGCAATAATGACACCCGCCATCCCTACGATGAGGGTGCCCGCTGCTTTGATAAGCAGTTTCTCCAAACGGTCGACACGAGCGATGAACGTGCTGTACCGCTCCGCACAAATTGCTTCGTGCGTTATCAGTTTGTTCTCGATTTCGTTTGCCGTCGCCATATTACATTCCTTCGCCCGGAGTGACGTACACCACCGATGTACCGGAGGCAGTATCACCAGTGAAGTACGACCCAGCGGGAAAGCCAAAGACTTCAACTGCACCAGACAGAAGTGGGATCGCGCCTGCGGCAATCGAAACTGCTGCGGCTTGCGCGGCAGCATCAGTCGCACCAACGCCGAGCAGCACAGTTTCTGAGCCTGCGTTTACAACACGGTACTGATACGCTGGGCGTGTCGTTGGTGCTGAAGACACAGCTTGTGCTGCGGTAGGTGCGGTAGCGGCGGCGGTGAAGGACACCGTGAGGCCCAGAGGGCTGAATGGAAGTGCTGCTGCTGGCATGGTTACTCCTTAATAAAGAATTCGTTTGTTTTTCCGGCGAGTATAGATGTATCGGCCAATCTGCTGGATAAAATCCCAACCGGTGTTGTTCCCGGCGTTCACGTTCTGATTGGTCGTATAGGCTCGCCACACAGCGCCACCCGTGGCGTTGATGTCTCGGATCGACAGATAACTGCTGCTGACTGTACCGCTTGACTGCGACAGTGTGGCTTGCGACCCCGGCGTCGTGGACTGAAGATACTTCAGCGTGGTACCTGACGTAGCAAATGCACCGACTGTAGACGTTGCGCCGCTTTTAAGTTGCAGCGTGCCGTTGGTCATAGTCAATGTACGAGTAGACCCCAACGTGAGTGCATCCTGCATGGCCCACGTTCCACCAACACCATCAAAAGTAATGTTGGAATCTAATGTCACGCCATTGGTTGTAATTGTCTGTGCATCGGTTGCCGCAAATACCCAAATGTTTGCGCCACTAGATACTGTCATGGTGGAAGATAAGACCAACGAGCCGTAAAGCTGAGGAGCTACGTTGACGGCTGTACTTCCAGAAAACCCGGTAAAGTCAATCGTTCTATACGCACGGTTCGCTGTACCTAAGTTGATTGAATCAGCACCGGCGCTTATAAAAAAATCCACTGCATTTGCCGCAGAACCGCCGCCCGTCGATAATAATCCACCAGTGATTGATCTTGTACCACCAGCAATCGCAGCGCCGGTAATTTCAACCCGCCGCGAACCGGTTAAAGTTAAGTTGGTCGCAGTTGATGTGGTGTAAGCGGTAATGGTGCCTATCCCCGTAAGAACTAATTTGCCCGCCGCCCCAAACGCCAATGCACGAACGTTGGAATTGCTGGAAGAAAAGTTGCCAAACGTGGCGGTATAGCCATTAAAATCTAACGTGCCGTTGGTCAAAGTGCAGGCGCGAGTTGCGCCAGAAGTCAATGCGGCTTGAAGTTGCCAAGTGCCACCTACACCATTGAAAGTGAATGGACGCTCAAATGCCACGCCAGCGGTGTTGATTGTCTTTGTGCCTGATGTGGCGGCAAAAGTAATTGTGCCTGTTCCGGCAGTTTGAGTCATCCCGGTGGACGCTGTTAAATTTCCATAAATAGTTACGTTGTTTGCACCAAATGCGCCAGCATACCCGGTTGGATTGGTGCCGTCTGTAAAATCCAAATCACGAACAACGTGGCTGGCAGTATTTGTAAATGTTCCAGTACCAGCAGTAATCCTGAACGAAATACTATTCACCTCAGTAACTATTTGAGGGCTGATTACTCGGCTAGTAGCGCTTGAGTTAGTGCAAATAATCTGTGGCGTACCTGTCACCGTCATGGTCGTAGCGCCAGTGAAAATTGTGCCTGTGCTGTTTAGCGAAATCGTGTTGGTACCAAAAGCAAGCGCACCTGTGAAGCCTGTGCAGGTCAGGGTTTGAATGTCTGGGCTGATGTCGAGCGTAACTGTGCCTGCGCCTGAGTTGGCATCAAGCGCAGCAGTGTCGGCAGAACCGGGCACGGACGCACCAGAAGCCCCGCCAGAGGTCGCAGACCAGTTGGTTGTGCTGTTCCAGTTGCCGGTGCCGCCTGTTACCCAAAATCGTGCTGCCATGCTTACTCCTCAGCAGGTGTGTCTACAACAGGCTCGCCTACATCGTCCGATACAGGCGGATTATCAACAAAGTCGCGCCACTTGTCGTACCGAGTCTGCTGCAACGCCTTAATCTCGGCGTCGGTCAGACCGTGGTCGTCTGCAAGATGCAGCGCATCGCGGAAGCCGTTTATTTCAAAGTCGATTTTGATCACGTCAGTTCCCTAGACATTGGTGACACGAAATGCTTCTTCCCAGCGCGACAAATCTGTATTCCAGATAAGTTGCAGCATGGAACGGTTGACCGCCAGCGTGAAGTTGACTCCACCCGCCAGCGAGATATTACCTACGAGATGCCTCACTGTAACGTCGCGAGAGCCGTTGTTTGTGCGGACGATAATCCTCTGGCCTTCTTGCTGATAGTGGGTCGTGATTGTATCCAAATCGTCAGTCGCTGCGCCCCCCTCGGTGTCGACAATCACGGTCTGCTCCGCGAGCGCATTTTCGAGGGCGATGACCCCACTCGCAATGGTGAAGTTATCCCAGTATGGATAGTTATCATACGTAAAGCTGTTGTTGTCGCTTGGAGTTGCGAAGTCAGCCATGCGGGACACTCCGAATGTTGCCCGGAGTCTAGGGTTTAAAGCACGGGATAACCGCACATTGTTGTACTGGCACGTGTCATTGAATACAACAACAGGTGCGCTATCCATAGCGGTGTCTAATACCGCAATATGGACATTGTTATCGTTTGATCCGTCGTCAAAGTAGACCGCACGTTTTGATGCGGCAACATTTTTTATGTTGACGTTTATAATTGAGTTCCCGATAGAATTAGCAGTAATACGGATTATGTCTGTATTACTTGTAACCGGGTGGTCTGTATAGAAATTAGTGACTGTGTTGTGTACCGATCCGTTGCCCATCCGCAGTGGATTGTCGCAGTTGATAGACCGAATATTGGTAGCTGTAATAAACGACGGGCCGGGTAAAAGTCCTGCGTTATCCCCAGCTAATCCAAATGCAGTCCGAGAGTCTTCCCCGATAATGTCAGTCGCAGTCCCCCAGCGGCAGTTGTTCTTAAACTGCACTGCAAGCCCCGGCCCATCATCGTCGCCACGATCAATGACGCCTTTTGCGTGTACCCGCAGATACGAGCAGTAATCCATGTTTGAGAACAGAAAACCATTACCACCAACGCCAAGACCATCACAGGAGCAATCAACGATGGTGTTGCTACCGTAAATCCCAAGCATGTCAGGGTCGTATATCAACGCTGCGGCGTTGTAAAAATCAGTGACGTGGATGTCCCGAAGTATTACGTTACTACGCTGCTTGATCGCAAAACCATGATTTGCACTAGGATGCAAATACACACTGTGTTGCATATTTAGGGTAAACCCTTGGATGGTGTATCCGATTGTGCCGGGGCCAGCGTCGTTGAACATGGTTCCATTACCGTCAAGATGTTTAAACGTGACACGTTCCTTGCCGCCCCCGACAACAGAGTAGTACTTCGTGTTGCCGTCTAGTCGAAGGCTTTTACACAGATACACGCCGTCAGGGAACACCAATGTGCCGCCGTTGACTTTGACAAAATCTAGCCCTGCGTTGATGGCGTCGCTGTCATTGACGATGCCATTGCCTATAGCCCCGAAGTCTTTGACGCTGTACAAGGAGAAGTTGTCGGGGAAGATCGCCCCTGCTGCACTGGAAACGTAGTCCTCGATGGCAGCGACGTTGACGCGCATCTCGATGCGTGACCCCGCTGCGAACGACTGCGCCGTAGTGCCGTCTTGCCCACGGGCAATGGTCATCGTATCACTCACCCGCGCGGAAACTCTGACAACCTCTTGGGTACCACCAGTGCTGATCAGCGTGGCGTAAAAGTAGTCACCCACCGCGAGCGTAGGGAAAAGCGCTCCTGTACCCGAAGCAACCACTATCCCCACATCAGACGCGCTGATCGTGGTAGTTATTGTGCTTGCGGCATTGTTTTTTAGTTTGACTGTCATTGTCGTATCCTTACAACAGTAGGTAGTCGCCAGCGGCAATAATCACATTTTCGACAGTCAGGCGAAGTTCTGCGCGGCTGTTGGCTGGAAACGGAATCGCCAATGTCCCAATCTGCCCCCGCACAATCGTCATGGTGTCGTCCGTTCTCGCCGTGACTCTAACGATCTCATAGTTGCTGTTGACATCGACTAAGGTAAGATAGAAGTTGTCGCCAGCAGATAAGATCGGGAATTTCGCGCCGTCTCCTGTAGTTACTACCAGTGTCGTTGCAATGCTGCTTACCCCAGCGGGGATAAGCGAAGATGCGTTGTTTGTAAGTTGGGCTGCCATATCAAGCTCCGAAGGGTTGCATCCGCGCACGCATGGTGCCGCGCATATTACCAAGATTGGCTCGGGCACGTCGTTCAGCAACTTGGTATGTAAACTGTTTGGCATGGTACGCCGCGAGTTCCCGATCTGACCAATTTGTGTCCGGCAATACCAAAAGATGTTGGAGTGCGCCGTGCATGAGAACTTCTTCAAGCTCGTCCATGATGACTTCATCCATCCCTGTGGCTGACCGCTTGGGTTTAAGGGCGACGAACATGCGCATCCGGTACGCTACGGTCGCATCAGGCAGTGGCAAGATGATGTATTTATCTGGCGTGACTTGGCAGATTGACCGTGGCGTGCTTCCGTCCGCGACAATCGAGTCTGGCAACACGTAGGCACTGTTCGCGTTGAACTGCGTCTCGTTGAACTCAGGTGCGTTGAACGTCGAGATCGGCGGTGTCAGGCTCCAAACTACTGAGGGGTCTTGCCCACTGTAGAGATCGACCCACTTGGGGTACAACTCAAGCGCCTTATCCAAGGTCAGTTTTTCCAACGAGCGGTCGTTGACTATTGCATCGAACAGCGCGTGGACATCCGTGTTGGCTGGCTTCGAGTAGTTGTACTCGTGAACACCGGGCAACAAGTTGAACAGTGGTACCGCATATCGCCAATACAGCGTGCGTTCGCACGCACGAATCGCAGCGTCCCGGATGTACTGAACGATGGTAGACTGCGGGCACCCCGGCACACTAGGGTTAATCCGGGGTACAAGGGATGCAAAGGTACGATCAGCCATCAGATCACCTGTCTCGGGTCAAGCCCGCTTTCCTCTGTGTCAGTGACGGTGCGGGACTGTAGCCCCACTCCCAATGCCTGAACAAAGGCATCTTGGAACAACTTGGCGCGGTTCGAGTTGACATGCTCATTGTCAATGGACTCAGCCAAGAACACGGTGCCGTCCACAACGACCGGGAAGTAGGCATCCGTGGGGTACGTAATCTCTTGGTCAATCGTGTAATCTGGTGGCGTCTGCGCGTACTCCCCGACGAGGACAACACCCGACGCAGGTGGAGGAGATACAAAAAATCGGTTGGGATTGCGCACATGCCGCATGAAGTTCACTGGTGTGCCAGCCGCTTCGCTCACCCACGACGGAGACGTTTGATCAAGCACCCGACGGGTAACTTCAGTAACCGCGCTTCCACCTTGGACTTGGAAGATTTCGATCAATCGAGTAGAGTCCGCAGGGCAACTCTGTAAGACGGTACCCACAGACATAGGGAATGTCCCTATGACGGCGAACAAATCGGGGCGAAGCACCACCATGCGTTTGAGTGTCTGGTTGACAAAGCCAAGCATCACCGCATCGCTGTAGCGGTACGGCGCTTTGGTGTCTTGGATCAGACGACGCGCTTCAGTGATGACTTCGTTGGGTGTCATGCAGGCAATCCTCGTGAGGCTTCCTCAGCCAATTCTGGAGGAGTATACGCTGGAGCCTCTGGAATGTCAGCAGTTGACAAGTCGAGTGCAGCTTTCTTTTTGCGCCCAGTAACCTTTACCACTTCGGCGGCGTCCTCGATACGCTGCGCAGCGGCAGGCGGGATGAACCGCTCGGGGTACGCGACTTCTTCGGGCACAACCTCGCACTCAGGGTTTTTCGCCATGATGGGGTTGTAGTCATAAATAAAACCGTCGCGTTTAACTCGGATGTACATCTTGCTCATTTAAGTTTTCCTTTTGGTGGTTGACTATCGGTACTTTGCAGTTTTCTTTGCAATAGATTTTGGCTGGGCTACGAATTGTTTCCCCGCAGCTTTGCCCATGCGTTTTGCACGTGTTGTTGCAGCGTACTCAGCAGGGCTAAGACTTTTAATTGCAGCTTCAGGAAGGTATCGCTCACCTGTGTCAGAAGATTTTTTACCACTTTTGGTTCTCCATTTTTGATCGCCCCAGTCTTTAAGGCTTTTTTGTGGGGCTTTCATATCAGTCCCTGTACCCGCCACCAGCGGCCTTGTACTTCTTGGCAACAAGTTGCGCTTTGCGTGCGCTCCATTGGCCTGCGCCAGTGCCCTGCACCGCAGCAGCTTTGACCTGCGACACAATGCGTTTGCGCAACTCAGGCTTCGTGTAGTTGCCAGCGGCGTTGACCGTGGACTTGGGTTTGGTAGCCATGTCAGCAGTTCCACGCCCGCAGGCTTTTGTTGATCCGGCTATTGGGATCGTTGGCTGTCTTCTCGGAGGTGAGTTTCTTTTTCATACCCTCCATCCGAGCGCAGAACGAATCCTTGCGTGGGCCACCTTGCGGTTGCGGAGCCTTCAGTCCGGGTTTACCCGGATTGGCTTTGTTGTAGGACGCACGCCCCTTGGCGTTCAAACCGCCTTTGGGGTCTTTGCCTTCCTTGCGCTGCCATGCTGGTGTCTTTGCCATTACGCGATCCTTTCAGCGGAGACGATTGCGGACGGGATTGCCGGGATCGCGGGTGGGCCGGTGACCGCTGCCGTATGGTCGAGCGTCACAGCAGTGTTGCTCGGAAGCCAATACACTTGGACGTACTGCCCTGCGGTCACAGTCACGTAGAACACGATCTGGAAGAAAGCACTCCCGCCGTCAGCGGCTTTTGGTATCGACATCTTGGTAGCCGAACGAGTGATGTTCGTACCGTTTAGCGCAAACCAGATAGTCGCCGTGTGGTCAACTGTATCTGTATTGGTGAACTGGAGGTTGGGCGTCACAGCATATGTGCCCGCCGCAGCAAACGTCAAGCGCGTGAGGTTGGTGCCGTCTGTCACCATCGTGATACCTGCACCAGTGACCTCGGTCGTACCAAACTTCACGGCGGCTGGAACAGTTACGCTGCCCGTCTGGTCGGTGATGTCCGAGAACGCAGCGTAGGCTCGGTTCGTAATAGTATTGAACGGTACCTTGCCGCTGAGAATGTCAATGTTCGTGACGTTTACCTCACCCGTACCCTTGGGCGTGATGTTGATGTCGATGTTCGTGTCAGTGCCGTCAGCGGCCAACGTGTTGCCGTTGAGGTTCACCCCGGCTGCTGCTGCGCTGGTTGCAAACGTGCCCGACTCGATGGAGGTGACGCCGGTGAACGAACCCGAGAACGATACACCCGAAATCGCACCGCCCGTAATAGACACAGCACTTGCTGCTTGAGTCGCCATACTTGCAAGGCCAAGATTTGCACGTGCATCAACCGCAGTAGACGCGCCAGTGCCGCCGTCGGCAATAGCTAGATCGGTAATCCCGGAGATTGCGCCGCCCGTAATAGCAGCTTTGGCGATAGCAACAGAACCTGTGCCGTTGGGCGCGAGTGTCAGATCGCCGTTGGTATTCGTGGTGCTGATGGTGTTACCATCAAGTTTGATGTTGTCCACGGAAGCGGACTCTGTACCCACACTTAACGCCGTGGCGACACCTGTCCCGCTGTAGACCGTTTTCTCAGTCGCCGTTGGGCCGTCGTCTACATGCAGTAGTTGATCAAACGTGCTGGCAATAGTGGTACCAGTTAAGTTGGTTGGCATGGGAAATCCTTATGCTGGCGTGACAGAGGCAGAACCATCCGCAACATACCACGGGGAGGCAGCAGTAGCCCCGCTTGCCACCATGAGGCGGTTGTTGGTCGTGTCAAATACAACTTTACCAGCAACCTTGTTGGTTGTGTTGATAGTATTGGCGATAGCTGCGATTGACGCTGCGGTCACGGACTGCAATACAAGCCCGCTGGTCAACGTCTGTTGTGCAGTGAATGTTTGCGCCGTAGCGAGTACCGCAGACGTACCAGCCGTCAGCGTAACGTCCCCGTTGGGTAGCGTGATCGTCCGGTTGGCAGACAACGTGGTCGGGGTCAGGGTTACCGCATAACTCCCAGTGCCGCCCGCTCGACCAGCTAGGACTACTGCGTCCTGTGTCGCGGCGACTTCTGAACGGACAGCGTTTGCTATACGAAAAGTTTTTGCCCCAGTAAACGTCTGTGTCCCAGCAAGTTTAGCAGTCTCAGTGTCTAACTCTGCGATAGCCGTAGGGATTGTTGTTGCCGCAATGCTGCCCGAAGGGGTATACGGCAAATCGCCTACCAAGCCTGCTGCAAGTTGGGAGCGCAAGATGCGTTTAGTCACGTTCTCACTGGTGTCAAAGATGACGAGGTTGTCGTCATTGGCAGTGTTTGCACCAGTGATGACGGTGAGTGCCGGTATCCGTTTTGCGGTCATTCGTCTCTCCTATCAGACAGGGGGCACTAGGCCCCCTATCAGTTTACATCACGCCGGAGTAACTGCGTTGGAACCGTCGGCTCGAACCCAAGTCGAGTTAGCGTTGGCACCCGTTGCAACCATCAAGCGGCTGTTGGTCGTGTCGAACACGATAGTTCCAGCGGCTTTACCCGCCGTGTTGACAGAATCGCCGATAGCGCCGATCTGCGTAGCAGTTGCGGTGCGAAGCTGGATATACCCAGCCGTCGCGTCTACGTTACCAGTGAGAGTACCAGTTGCACCAGACAATGCGACGTTGTACAGCGTACCGCCGTTGATCGTTACATTGTCTTGCGTAATACCACGATAAACACCCATGATGTTCTCCTTTTAGAAGCAGGGGCCGAAGCCCCCACGAGGTTTAGGCGGCGTTGGTAGACGACACGTTCGCAACGATGGCAAACACATTCACCACGCCGTTCGTACCAACTGCGGTATTGAACAGGAGGTCAATGGTGTCAGCCGAGGCAAACACGGTCGGGTTCGCCAAGTTGGTAATGCCGTAAGCCAGTGCGTTGTTTGCCAAAGCGTTGGTGTACGCCGTGGTCGCGCCACCGTAACCAAGGCTGTAGGTACCAGTGGTATTGGTCGTTTCAGCTTCGATAACTTGGCATCCTGCGGACAGGACAACAGAGCCAGCGGGCAATGGAATCACTTCCAACACATCAGTAGCAGCCAATGCGGTAGCACCAGCAGCAGTACGTGCAGCAATGATTGCAGCCAGATCAACCTTCACCTCGAATTTCGAGATTTCGGTCACGTTAGCGGGGAAAGAGGCGGTGCCTTTATTGAACCCCAGAGAATCGGTATAAGTAGCCATTTCAATTTCCTTTCAGTGTTTAGGGAGGAAGGGGCCGAAGCCCCGTTCATCAGAACTGGATAACAGCCTGAGCCAAAGCTTCACCCTTGACAACCTTGTAACCGTAGACCTGAAGGCCACGGACGATGTTGCCGAAGGTAGACTCGGAGCGGATGGTTTCCATGTTTGTCATCTGCGATGCAAACGTGAAGCCCATCTTGTGACCAGCGATGATGCTGTACTTGCCCGAAGACACGTTCAGGTTGTGGCTGACGTAGATGGTGAAGCGATCCACCATACCCAGACGACCGTTACGTACGATGGACATGCTGTCGCCAGTCAGCGAAGCGTCCTTCAGTTCGGACTTCTTGATCAAACCAGCCATCTTGGCGGGGATAACCACGAAGCGGTCGCCTTCGGGGGCGTTGGCTTCATCCAGCACGGTGCCGAGGTCAACCAGCAGGTCAACAACAGAAGTGGTGCTCGATGCGCCGTCCTTGGTCACAGTCAGCGGAGAGCCGGATGTGCCAAGGTTGAACGAACCAGACTGCTCACCAGCGGTAGCGCCCTTGTTGAAGGCACCGATACCGGGCAAGATGTCAGTCAACACGCGCTGGTCGATCTTGATCTTCATACGCTCGGAAGCGTCTTTCGTCCAAGTGTCCATCAGGTTGATGTCCGACTGAACCTTGTCCACGTCGTCCTCAACGCAAGCGAAGTACTCGCCCTTGTCGATGACCAACTGGAGTTTGGGTTTGTCAGGGTTCTCTACGGTCAGGGTTTGGCCCTTCACGTAGTCGCGGATGGTGATTTCCGGTGTAGTGCGGATGTTCACGGTGTCGCCGTACTGGCGGATTTCACCTTCGTAGTCGGTGTTCGAGATTGCTGCGAGCACGGTGGCGTCGTAGAAGTTCTCGATCAGTTTGCCCGACCAAATTTCGGGGATGAAGTTGCCGCTGTAGTTCGGACGACCGGGGGAAACGGGATAAGACATGATGTAACTCCTCTAATCAGGCATTTGTGACAATGCGATTTTCTCGCTGGGCAGCAAAAATATCGCGTTCGATTCGGGAACGATCTTGCTCTCGGCCTTTGTACTTCCCAGAACGGACATCGTTGAAGAATTTCTGGATGTCAGCAGGGCTGTAGGTCTTACCTTGGTTGGTAGTCGCAGGGGTTCCGGTGCTGCGTGAGCGACCGGGGGAAACCTGCTTTTCCAACTCAGAGCTAGGAGAGTTCCCAGTGGATTGAGCAACGGCGGCTTGTCCAGTGGACTCTAGCCAAGTGCGGAAAAAACTGACGACACGCCGAGAGTCTAACGACCGCTGGGCATCATCGAGAAACGTCTGCCGAGTCACCCCAGTCATCGGATCAAACTCCAACAACCATGACTGGAAGTCGGCGTTGTCGTTGATCTGGCGGAAGTTCGGGACATTCGTAGACAGGTCTGCCCAGAACGCTTGCTCTGCGCTCATCTGCTGGCGTTGGGCCACGGCTTGCACCTGTGGCACCACATTTACCTGCATCTGACGCAGCGTTGCTTCGAGTGTTGCAATGCGCTGGGCGACAGCCCCGAGTTCCTCGCGGGTCACTTTGCGCATCATGTCAATCGACTCACCGTACTCCTGAACATCTTGGTCAGTGACCAGACGCTCGGCTGCTGGTGCAGCAGCTTGGGGGTTTACGGCAGTCATCGAAGCAAGCAACTGTTCCATTTGTTGGACTCGCTGCTGCATTTCCCGATTCTGCTGGTGCAGACGGGGAACTTCGGCGTTGTACATACCCTGAAGTGTTCGATACTTCTGGGTAACAGTTTCATCCGGCACATTGTCAGCACCCGTTTTCTGCTCATCTGCGGGTGCCGGAGCGGCATTATTCGTGGCAGCGTTCTCGTCGGCGTAATTCTGGTTGCCATTGTTCTCAACGGGCGTGACGGTGCCATCGGCGGCAGGAGTAGTTCCTGAGCCTGTGTTGTCGTCCGTGTTAAGTTGCTTGTACAACTCCTGAACTGCCTCGGTCTGTTTGCGAATTTGCTCTGGAAGGGCCATGTTGAACGCTCCTATTGGTGTGCGTGATTAGACGGCGAGTTACATCATAACTTTGCCGCTATGGCAGGGGATTGTTGTGCGAACTCAATGAGTTCAACCATCATCTGGCAGCGCCCCTGAAACACTGCCGGATTGTCAACCGCATAAGGGAGACGCTTCAGTTCATGCGCGAGCACACCCTCCATCCACGCCAGAAGTTCTGGGTGTTGCCGGACAGCTTGCGCCAGTCCTTTGATGATGTGTGACTCAGGCTTGATCATGCTGCCATCCCACTTGCACGACTTTGTACCGTGTTGGCTTCCATCCCGCCTTTGGGAGAGCCGTCAGGGCCTTGTGGTGCGCCACCTTGGGGTTGCTGCGCCTGCTGCTGTGCAGCGGCCATCGCAGCCCGTGCGGTGATACGACCGGTATACCCTTCCTTCTCCCGAGACGGAACAACGTCCTCCACGGACATTTGCAACCCTTTTGCGATCTCCCGAAGGATACTGGCACGTCCCTCCTTGCCGATGATCTCAAGATCAATCGGGTTGGCGGTTGCATTGAGAAACTCGATACGGCGAATGTTGACAGTCTCCTTGACTGCGAGGTTAATCGCGCCTTTGGCAAGAACTTCAACGTCGCCCTTGATGGACTCATCCTCATCATAGCGCATGTTGTACACAAACTGGCGCAGCACGATGGGCTTCACAACATCTGTGTCGATGTGCATCACGACTTGGCGGATGCCTTTGCCCGCCGCGCCCATAAGCATGGACAGGCCAGACGAAGTGCGCCCCGCACCCTGCACATTCAGATCGCCGTACACGTAGGCTGGGATGCCCGAGTGATCGTCCGCCAAGCGGCTGAACTTCTCGTATACACCCATGAGTTCGTTTGCCCGTGAGTCAGGCTGCGTGAACCGGATGGCCGGGGCGCTCGAACCCACAGGATCATTGATGGTCTGCCAGATTTTCCAAGGCGTCAACTGGGTGATGTCCTCGTTGGGCGGCAGGCGCTCCACGTTGACCTCGACCTGCGGGCCGCTGGAAATGCCCATGTTGTTAACCAGCGCACGGGCAGCGGCGTTGCACACGCCCTGTAAGTCTTCGATGATCTCGGGGATCGCCTTGCCCCAGAACGCTCCGGGGCACTTGATGAACGAAGTCTTGGCGTAGGGCTTCTCGCCCAGCGGGTCATAGTTGAGCACCGCTTTGATGACGTAGTTGCCCACCATCCAGACGTTGGCGTCGTACTCGCGGGCGTCGTCGGGGACTTCCTCCTCGGTCAGCCCCCACTCGCGCAGCATCTTTCCGCTCACTTTGCCCCAGAACTCCAGAGCATCGAACTCGGTAGTTGGCTTCATGTACGAGTAGTACTTGCGCTCCTCCTCGTCCTTTTGGAGTTCCACGTCTTCATTGATCCACGACTGGCCGTTGCCAATCTCCAGCACCTTGCGGATGGCATCCTCGTCGTAACCCGGAACGCCAATGAGATCGGACAGTTGCATCCGGCTCAATGGGTGGTACTCGAACAGGTAGCCCTCGTTGATGTTGCTGATCCCCGGCTCGGGGTAGATGTAGAAGGGATCAACCCGCTCGTACTCTGGCCCAAGGCGTTCGATGGGTTCGACCACAGTCTGGCCCATCGCGTTGGTTTTCCAACCCAGCGCCCGCTGGCGACGCACAACCGGCCCTTTGATGAACGCCGCAGGGAACGTCACAAGATCGGTGATGAAGTCGTTGAACGAAGCCTCCCAGCCGCCTTGGGCGAACTGGTCTTGAATCTTGATCTTCATCCTGTCCGCGCGAAGCTGCGCTTGTTGCAAGATAGTGAAGCGGTAGTCTTGGCTGACCATCTCGCGGATTTCAGCCATTTCCTCTTGGTTCGGAGCTTTGCCAAACTCCTCGACCATCTTGATCACGCGCTCGGCGAAGATCGCCTGCACGTCCTTGGTCTGCGATGGGTTGAGGTCGGGGATAGGGGTGGCCTGCAAATCCCACGGTGGGGAGCCATTGTCGAGCAGGATGTCCCGCAGCCAAGACTCCGCAGCGCGGCACTTGACTTCGGTGATCATCATGTAAATCTCAGAGCCGCCCTGTCCTCGAATCTGTTGCAGCTTGTCTGCGTCGTACTGGCCGTTGCGCTGACGCAGCGCACGCAGCATGATGTACTCGATGGGCTTCTTCGCCATCTGGGCGACATCCCAACATTGCCTCAGATACCCGGCCAAGCCAAGAATGACGGGTTGATTCTGACGCTCTTGCAGAGCGCGGTCTGAAACTTCTTGCTCTTGCCGAGCAAGTTCAGAGTTCGATACGACCCGCAGGAATGTCAGTCCAGCCATATTATTTCTTCTTGCTCTGCGATGCCTTCATGCGAGCTTCCGCAGCCTTGCGCTGCGCCGGAGTCAGTGAAGTCATCATGTCCGGGTTTTGTGGAGGTTGCCCCATTTTGGCGGTGTATACCTCGTTGCCATTGTCGCTTTCCTCAACCAGTTTTACAACGATGCCGCCCTTCTCGTAAGACTTGATGGCCGCGCCACCCATCTTCGCGTTGGTGGACGTTATTGTGAACGGCTTTGCTTGGCTGCATTTCATGGTCACTCCTTACCTGCTACGCAGGGTTCTACCACGAAGTATACACGTGGTCAAATAAAAAGAAACCCCCGGTGCTTGCGCAACCGGGGGAAACCCTTGAAGAAGGGGAGAGGTGACAACTGCGAAGCAGTGCTGCAATCATATCACGTCCAGCCCAAAGCGGAAGTTCTTTTGATGTCGCGCCGCTGCTGGAGCGTGTGCCCCTCGCTGGCGTTACCAATGTGCAGCATGAGGTACTGGAGGGCTTCGGCCACGTGCGAGTGCTTGTTCTTGTCGATGTCGCCGTCGCCCTTGGGTTTGAACCGGTAGCCCCCCATCATGGCCGCTTTGAGTTTGGTGCAGCGCGGGTCAACCACGAACGCCGGGTCGCCGTCCACCTGCCGCATGAGGTACTCGTCCACAGCGTTGATGCGGGCCGACACGTTGTTGGTCTTGGCCGGGATGACTTTCATCCCCTCGGCTTTGATAATGTCCACCGCCGAGCGTTCGTCAGTCTGCGCCCGCTGCACACCTGCCGGGTCAACGACGATCAGCACTGGGGCACCGGGGAACCGTTCGTAAAGTAACGGCTTGAGCAGGGTGCGGATGAACCGTTGCACCCCCATGTCGAACGAGACACACTCGTCAAGTATCAGTGCGCGTCCTCGCGGGTCTTGCTGTCCAAGCACGGCTGCTGGGGTTAACCCTAAGTCCATGCCAATGACGATGGGCCGCACGCCGTTGATGATGGCACGCAGGCGCTCTTTGCCCATGTGGTAGTCAGGCCGGAAGTATTTGTACACCGGCATACCGGCTGATGACAGCCCATACTCACCGTCAATGTAGACACGGACGTACTCCTCGGAGCGGCCTTGGGTGTCGTAGTAGCCGTCCGGCAGGTTCTCCACGTTCTCGGCGTAGACGCTGCGGCCCGAAGGCTGCTTGAACACATCCCACCCGTTGTTGTTGGATGACACACCATCTTTGGGGTCAAGCCCCTCCATCTGGTAGTACCACCACGTGTCCATCGTGGGCGGGTTGGTGTCGCCCCACATCCCGTGCCACGTCGGCCCGCCGTCCTTTGCGCTCGGGAAACGTCCAATACGTTTGGACATGGCGTCCACGATGTCTGGGTGGATGTCTCGGCACTCGTTGAACCACGCGAATGTCAATTCCAGTGAGTTCAGGTTAGCCACGTCGTCGGCGTCGTCCAGCGCCCGGAACATAATCTCGCACTCCACGTCGCCCACCTTGAAGAAGTACGTTTTGGTGGTGCGCATGTACTGCCCGCACACACCCGGTGGGAACCAGTCGAGGAACGTCTTGATCGTCGTGTCCTGCAACTGACGGGCGGTTTCCCGCACGATGGCCGCTCGGGTTTTGCGTATGCCCTGCGCGTTGGGTATCTGCATGGACGCCCTGCGCACGATCTCGAAGCTGGAGGTAACGGACTTGCCCGAACCCACTGGCCCCATGAGGACGCGCATTTTGGCGTCCGAGGCCATGAACTTCTTGCCCGTGGGCGGCGGCGTGTAGTCGATGTCAAGCGCCATGTGTGGCCTCTGGGCTGACCAGCAAGATGACGAACTCGCGCCCGTGCTTCTTGCTGCGTGTGATCTTGGTCTGGAACGACTTGCTTTGTCGGCTGAGTTCGTTCTCCACGATGACAGCCTCGGTGGCTGTGCGCACCTTCACGGATCGAAAGCCGTTGAAGTTTTGGGTGAACAGGTCTTCAATTCTCGATGGCAGTTGCATCTTGTACGTCCACGGTGGTTGCTTCAATGGTACGGGCGTCGCGGGGGTCGCTGCCAAGGTTGATGGTGATCTTCACACCACCAGTGCCATTGTCTTGCGGGCCAGCGTCTCTTGGCTCCAGCCCAGCCCACTTCACGGTGGACTTGATCAGGTCGGCCTTGACTGCGGGGGACACGGCTGGGTCATGGATGAGGAGCCACGAGGTTGTCAGCAACTCCTCGGCTTGGGCGCGGGCCTTGAGCTTGAACGTGAGGCCCTTTTCTCGAACCTCGTTGCGGTAGCCCTCCACCTTCTTGAGAAACACCGGGTCGGCGTTGAAGGTGAGGATGTCGTTGGCCGAGATGTTGTGCCGTGTGATCACCTCCTGCAACGTCTCACCACTGCCCTCAAGGGTCAGGGCTACGTCGAAGGCCAGACGGTCGTTCCACTTGGTGTGGTTCAGGGGTAGGTTGTCCATGAGCGCACTATAGCACCTTGGGTTACGGGGATGTCAACTACGATATTCATACCCAAAGTGCTCAAGCGCCCGCATACGGTCGTAGTAGTAAAACATCTTCCCACAACCACGGCATTGGTGGATGTAGTTGGGGTGCAGCCCATACTTGTCCCGCAGCACATTCGCGGCTACAACATGATTGCCCTCGTCCTCGCTAGTGTCGAGTTTGAAAAATTTTGCGAGGGTGCGGCTTGACACCATGTCTTTGTCGGCGTGTGCGGCTGGCTTCTCGAAACAGTTTGCGGCGAATGTGAGGATTGACATCTTGATCTCCTAATGATGAAAAGGCCGAATGTGGCCTGCCGGGAAAACGCTGTCAATAGGGGGTGGCGACATCGGACTGCATCGGACAAATAAATTTTTTCTGACGCGAAACTTACTAATGGTAACTTTACACGTGCTTTTTTGGGGTCTTGGATTATGAGGTTGGGTACACATGGCGGGGGGCCTCGATTCGCCAGTCCATGTACCCACCCCCCCTGCCCGCCCACACACGCGCCTACACGCACGCGCCCGCGCATCATGTGCGCACATGCGCATTACGCGCATTATGCGCGAGGCAACTTGACACTTTTGGCGACATCGGCGAGTCTGAATTTGTCGCTGCAGTGATCGCACTGCAAAGATTCAAAGCTCTTTAACAATGCATAGCATTCTCCTTGCGTGATGACCTTCGTTAGAAGGTTGCATTTCGCCACCGGATGAGGGTCATCACTTAGGAGATAGCTATGTCTGCAAAGACTTTTGAGGGTTCGGTGTCCATCGTCAGGAACACTAAGAACGAGATCGCACTGAAGCGCGATCCCGAGGGAAGATTCAACGCTGGCAACGCGGCAGAGTGCTACAGCACGATGCAGCAGCTAGCGAAGAAGAACAAGTTTCCGATAAACAAGTATTCCTTGTTTATCGCTGACGGTGGCACCGAAGTAGTGCTGTTGGCAAACCGGTTCGGCAACCCCTACATTGCGCTTCTCCCGAAGCGTAGCGAAGGCGGTGCCAAGCGGAACGCAGTGACTAAGCTGGCGTAAGTAGTAACCCGGAGCGTGACAGGCTCCGGGTTCTTTTTTAACCACAGGAGAGTGACATGCAACCAATCGAGTTGAGAATGAGTAAGTGGACAGAAGGCGAGCGAGCCAAACGTGGCTCGCTGTTCCCGCAAACCTACTATACCGTTGACAAGGTATGGCCCGGAGTTGGTAACGTGAGCTTTGGGCAACGATCCTTCAACACGGCGAGAGACGCAATACAGTGGGCCAAAACCGAATGGCCGGAAGTTCCACTGATTCGCAACTACTGACCAACCCCGGTGCGTGACAGGCACCGGGTCTTTTTTCAAACTGGAGAGTGACATGCAAATGGTAACACTGGTAAAGCTGGGCACACCCGGCACCACGGGCACGGAAATCACCGTGCCCTTCAACGGGGACGAGTTCGAGTTTCTCGACCCGGCTTGGCGGGGTTTGGCACGCCAAGCGGCGTGCCTGCCGGACGGCAAGATACGCGACGGCGACATGGTAGCGATTGTCTACTACAAACCGTAATGTCTGACAACGCTGTGAAGCGTAAGTAGTAACCCGGAGCGTGACAGGCTCCGGGTCTTTTTTCAAACTGGAGAACCACATGAGTGACGACACAAAAGCAATCATCGGCGTGATCATCTTCGCACCCATCTTCTACTTCCTTCTGGTTGTAGTGATGTCCTTCTAACCACAGCCCGCTTCGGCGGGCTTTTTCTTTTTTCCAATCAGCAGGCGGGATAGAGAAGCAAGGGGACTCGCTTTCTTTCTGTGTGTTAACACACCATACGTCGGGGGTTTATAGCACCAGCCCTGCGATTATCGACGACTTTACATCGGGGGGACTAGGTTGCTTTACATTTCGCTGTAACAATACGTGTAAAGTGTCAAGTAAGAGCTAACCTGACACAATCTAACTTTACACAGCAACAATCTATTTTTTACTTAACGCCGAAATGGTACTTTACATCACATAACTTTACAAAACTAAGCGTGTCAAGTTACAAGAAAAGCCAATGAAATCAACCACTTACGAGAGTTTTGCCATGAGCCATGAGTGTAGTAACGATATAGATGATATAGAAAATACATGTTTTTAACGTATACTACATAAACCCTGAGTTGGACTTCACAATTTCACATTATGGCATAAGAATCCTCCAACTTTTTAGCGCCACATTATCTCCAAAAACGTAGATTGTTTATATCGTCGTTCGTAACCCGTTGATTTCATTGGACTTTTACAATCTACGAGCAATCTAACTTGACACTTATTCATAGATTGTTTACAGCACTTCGTAGATTGTTGACGCGCGCCATGTCCCTTTAAGCTACTTTACACAACACATGTTCTTGGAAAACAGCGGACGACTTGACATTTTCGGCGGCGGCGGCGAGTCTGGTTTTGGCAGCGATGCCGCTTTAACATTCTTTCAAACCAACCTTTAAGGAGCCATCATGGCAAAGATTTACCAAGGTAAAGTATCAGTGTTCAGCAACAGCAACAACCAGTTGGTTGTAAAGCCTGATGACAGTGGCAAGTTTGACCAAGCCAATGTCGCTGAACTTTACAGCACTATGTTGACACTTGGCAAGAAACACAAGATGGATGTTCGTGTTTTCAAACCAGAGACTGAGACAGCCAAGTGCGACACTCCACTTCTAATGGCAGATCGTTGGGGTAAACCCTACATCGCTCTGTTGCCAGAGCGCAAGGCTCCCGGTGCTGTCAAGGTCACTGTTCAAAAATTGGCTTAACAAGGAGACACAACATGAAGACTACAGTCCTCCCCTACATTGCCCCTCGCAAACAGCGCAAGGAATCTATCCGCTATGTGGTCAAGTGGATACAGGGTGACACCATGTATTTCCAGTGGTTCAAACGTGACGACACAGCCTGTGCTTTTCAACAGCGCATGGTTGATGCTGGTTACGAGACTCGTTTACTGATGCACCCTGCATCCAAGTGAAGATTGCGGTTTGCAGTGTGCCGTCTCACACTGCGTTTTTACTGGAGCTTCGGCTATGAAAGTTGCAATGACAGAACAGCGTTTCGTTACGCTGGAAGATGCTGGTTTCGAGGAGGACAACTCCTCAGAGCCAGTGCATGGACAGTACCTCAGCAGTGAGGGAAGCATATATGCTTACACTGACTGGTTCTACGACGGCGATGAGTCGGCGTTCAGTATCGTTTGATATGTCAACTTACTGCCCTGTGACAGAGGGCAGTGGGGTGCAATGTCGCACTGTTTCAACTATCGGAGCAAACGCTATGAAGATTGCCAACAGAGACGCTAGGGGGTATGTCAAAAAGCAGCATCCCTTCCAAGGGAACAACATCTTCGCTCAGTTCCACACTGTCAACAACGAGGACGGAACCAACGGGCCGGGGACATGGTATGCGGTTTACAGCTACGGGGATCACTGGCCGCTGTTTATCCATGCCGATGGCATCTGGTTCGAGAACGAGGACACGTTCAGCAGAACAACAACCAAGCACAGGACACAGACCCATCCCCACTGCCCCACTGTGCTGTTGTCAGGTTGGTGGATGAAACGTCTAGTCAAAGGGGGTTATGCCGCCATTGCCAAAGAACGCATCCTAGCACTACTTCCGTGACAGGGGGTGCAGCATGACCAAGGACGAACTGATTACCAAGCATCGTTACTTCAATGTAGAACACTCTGACTGGTGGGACTGTGCTTACAGCGACTTTACAGAGCAGATGACAGCCATTGGCATTGAAGTGGACAGGATTTACTTCAGTGGCTTTTGTTCACAGGGGGATGGTGCTTGCTTTGAGGGTAGGGTTGATGACTGGGACTTGTTCCTTGAGTCGTTAGGGTATACATCCCCAGCACTCAGCGTACTGGCCCAGAACTCCGGTTGGAAGTTCCACGTTACCCACAGTGGTCACTACTACCACGAGAACTGCACCAGCTTCAGCAGTACCAGCTACCTCGATCATCCAGACAACACAGATGCCACAGACGACAACGACTGGATTCGTTGGTGCAGTCCCTACAAGACCGACACCCAGAACGCTGCGTTTCTTGCTGTACTGCGTACATACGACATTGAAAGTTTACACAACGAGTTTGTAGAAGCATTCAAGTCTCACATGAGACAACTTTACAGGGACTTGGAGAAGGAGCATGACTACTTGACATCCGATGAGGTGGTGTGGGAATCACTGCAAGCCAATGATATGACCGATGAACTGGAGGAAACCAATGTCTGAAGACTGTCACCTGCCTATCTGTACCCACTGCTATGCAGTCAGGGTAGAACCACAACGTGCCAAGACTCTACGACCCACCTGCATGACGTGTGGAGAGAAGTTGGCACGTCAAGTTAAACACACTGTGGCCCCGCTCAACAAGAGCAACTACATGTTGTTCACTGATCCGGCCATGCTCAAGCAACTTAACCCAAAGAGGACAACATGAAAACAATGGAACTTGACCGCGACATGGCGCTTGCCGCCGCACGACTGATGGAGAGCGAAGGCGGTAGCTTCGCAGGGCACATAGCAAGGGCGTTCTACTGCGCCGACACCGCCAACAGAGAGCTGTTACTCACTGCGTTCGATGACTTGTTCTGCAAGTTCTATCGCCAGCACCTACTCAACAAGATGTATGAAAGTTTCCGCACCGACCAACTTAACCCCAAGAGGACAGCATGAGAGATTATCCAGACGCAGAAGATCAAAGCAATCGCTATTTTGCAGAAGCATTTCCTGATGCAGATGGCCCCGCCGAGTTGTATCGACAAGTGTACAAATACACCGATTGCGGCGCGTACCTGAGCATAACCATTGAATATTTAGAAGTGTCGGGCACTTGCTTTGACGACTACCATGAACAGATGGTTCGCAAAACCATTAGCGGCGATGACTTGGACGATTTGAGAACTTGGCAAGCAATGGACGAGCGAGGTCAGTTGGCCGTGTCTTTTACTGTTGGGAGCATCGTTGAGGGCGCTGATTACGACACTGATGAAATTGAAATTGAATCAAAGCAGTTGGAGGAAACACCCTCTGAATATCGAAAGCGATTTGATGAGGCACTGGAAGAGGTTGAGCAACAGGCCGAAGCAATTTGGCAAGACACGCATGGAGAGCAAGAATGAAAACATCTGAACTGACAGGACACGCCCTTGATTGGGCGGTGGCAAAGGCCGAAGGGTTGCTTGACCCCCGTGATTACTTCGGGAAGATGGTGCCTTCCGTAGTGCTCGACATGAAGTATTGGACAGACGGCACCCCTATCGTGCGGTTAAACCCATGCCCTGATGTGTACTACAAAGCCGAGTACGACCCATCAACCAAATGGCAACATGGCGGCCCGATCATTGAGGAGGAAGCCATCCAGCTAACGCCTGATGAGTACACGGGCACATGGACAGCCTACACCACACTGGAAGGCGAACCATACGAATACACCGGCCCCACTGCCTTGATCGCAGCCATGCGGTGCTACGTTGCCAGCAAGCTGGGTGACAACATTGACTTACCGGAGGAACTCAAATGAACGAACCTGAACGCATCCGGCCCGCTGGCCGCTCTGCCAATGACCCCTTGTGGCTATGTGTTGCACGGTGGGTATCCTATGTCATCTCGGCGACAGTCATCGGTGTACTGATGGCTGTGTTTCTGATCGAATGGATGGCTGGCTGTGGTGAAACTTACATCGACGCCAAGGGGGTACAGAATGTTAACGAGTGTGTATTCATCCGATAACCTGCGGCTTTACATGCTGCGGTACGGCAAACGTGGGGCACCAGTGCGTGACTCCACTGGCCGGATCATCTATTTCAACGACAAGGAGAGTGCAAAGCGACAGAGAAACGAACTCAACACGGGGGCAACCCCACCCATTTTTGTTGTATCCACAGGCCCTGACCATCAACCTAAATCCGAGAGGAAAATCAAATGCGAGCCACACTGCTGAAAGAAACCATCAAGTCCCTGTTCCCTATCACCCGTACCCTGTCCATTGAGGGTGCCCCCGGTGGTGGCAAGACAACCATCGTCCACGAGGCGGCACAGGAACTTGACATCCCCTGCATCGAACGTCACATGCCAACCATGCTTGTGGAGGACTTCGGTATTCTGTTCCCAGACAACACTGACAAGCTGAACTACCGCTTGCCTGACTGGTTCCCTGTCAAGGGCAAGTCCCCAGAGCAAGGCATCCTGCTGTTCGATGACCGCAACCAAGCTGGCCCTGATCTGCAAAAGGTTCTTGCCAACATCTGCCAAGCCCGGACACTGCATGGCACACCGATGCCTGATGGCTGGATGGTGGTGTCCACTGGTAACAGGCAAGCTGACCGTGCTGGTGCCAACCGAGTGCTGAGTCATCTGCGTAACCGTGAGACAGTGCTGGAGTTGGAGACACACCTTGACGACTGGACTTCATGGGCCATCAACCACGGTGTCAAGCCCGAGGTGATCAGCTTCATCCGCTTCCGTCCCGGTCTGTTGCATGACTTCGATCCACAGCGTGACCAGAACGCCACTCCCCGTGCTTGGGTTGACGGTGTGTCCGATGTGCTGGGTACAGTGCCATCCGAGGCTGAGTTCGAGTGCTTCAAAGGTGCAGTTGGTGAGGGTGCAGCAGCCGAGTTCGTTGGCTTCGTTCGTATCTTCCGCAAGTTGCCCAACCCTGATGCCATCCTACTCAACCCCCAGACTGCTGACGTTCCCAAAGACCCTGCCACTCTGTATGCCTTGTCTGGTGCCATTGCACAGCGGGCCACTGAGTCCAACTTCGAGAGGGTCTGCCAGTACAGCGAACGTATGCCCCCCGAGTTCAGTGTGCTGACAGTGAGCTATGCAGCACGGCGCAACCCTGACTTGGCTAACACCCAAGCCTTCACCAAGTGGTCAATCAACCACCAAGACGTGCTGTTCTGACAGAGTGGAGCGGGGATACGTCACGGGGACGTATCTCTGCGAAATACAAACACACATCCAACAACATCTTTAGAGGAATCAAATGAATCTCAACGACCGAGCACTGTTGGTGCAACTGAACGTGTCCCAGTGGACAGCCCGCAAGTATGACAAGAAGGCGACCAAGGAGGTGATCACCAGCCACGGCACGACTGCGGCTGCTGGGCGCTTTAACAAGGCGCTGCTCCCCATGTCTGACTTGCTGGATAACATCCACAAGAAGACAACCCACATCCGTACCAAGTACTACGACAACACCCTGCCTTGGGGTATGGACGGCACCATGATGCTGCCCACTGCCAACTACCTGTCCTTCATGTCTGACTTCCGCAAGGAACGCAGCGAGTGGAACAGTCTGGTGCAGGACTTCATCGACAACTACGACAGCCTCAAACTTGACGCTCAACGGATTCTTGGTAGTCTCTACGACCACTCGGACTACCCGCCAGTGCTTGAGTTGCGGCACAAGTTCCACATGGATATGGCTGTGTTCCCAGTGCCGAGTTCGGACTTCCGGGTAAGCATCGGCAGTGAAGAACTGACACGCATCCAGCAAGATGTTGAGCGGCGTGTGAAGGATGCAGAGCAGGCCGCGTTGAAGGATGTGTGGCAGCGACTGTACGACAGGGTGAAGCACATGGCTGAGAAGCTGGCCGATCCCAAGGCGATCTTCCGGGACTCCATGCTGGAGAACACTCGGGAAATCTGTGCCCTGCTGCCGAGACTTAACTTCAGCGATGACCCTCACTTGGAAGCCATGCGCCAACAAGTTGAGGCAACCTTGCTCAAGCATCCTGAAGCTCTGCGTAACGACCCCGATCTCAGGCAGGACACTGCTGCTGAGGCTAAGAAAATCATGGATGCAATGGGTGCGTTCATGGGACAACTGTAAGGAGAGACTGATGACAACTGCAACACTGGATATGAAACGGCTGACTACCAAGTTGGCTAAGGCCAAGACATCCCTGATCTTGGAGCATCCCTTCGTGGGTACCATTGCGCTGGGTATGCCCTTCGAGTTTGACGAGAGCATCCCCACTGCGGCAACCAACGGCAAGCGGATCAAGTTCAACCCCGAGTTCGTGGACAAGCTGACCGATGAGGAAGTCAAGTTCCTCGTAGCCCACGAGTGCTTCCATCCCATGCTGGAACACAACTTCCGGCGTGGTGAGCGTACCCCACGGCGCTGGAACCAAGCTGCGGACTACGTGATCAACAAGCTGTTGACCGATGAAAGCATCGGCAAGATGCCCAAGATGGGACTGCACAACGATGCGATCTACAACGCTGGGCACGGCACCAGTGAGGGTATCTACAACATCCTGCCGGAAGACCACGAGCAAGACCCACTCGATGACTGCGAGGACGGTGACGGTAGCCCTGCCGACCAAGCGCAGCAGCAAGCTGAGTGGAAGGTGAAGGTAGCCCAAGCAGCGCAAGCAGCCAAGATGATGGGCAAGATGTCTGCCAACATGCAACGTCTTGTGGATGATGTGCTGCAACCCAAGGTGGACTGGCGTGAGGTGCTGCAAAAGTTCCTCGTCAAAGCCCGCACTGACCAGCGATCCTTTGCTCGGTTCAATCGCCGCTTCATTGCACAAGGACTGTACCTGCCCAGTGTCAGCGGTGAGCAGATGGGTGAGGTGTGCTTCGCTGTGGACTGCTCCGGCTCCATCGACCAGAGGACAGTCAACCAGTTCGCTGCCGAGATCAAGCGGGTCAAGGAAGACCTGATGCCTGAGCGTATCCACGTGTTGTACTTCGACAGTGAGGTCAGCCACGTGGAGAGTTACGAACCCCACGATGATCTGGACATCAAGCCCCACGGCGGTGGCGGCACCGACTTCGCACCAGTCTTTGCCAAGATCACTGAACTTGCGATCAACCCCGTAGCCATCGTGTTCCTGACTGACCTGTGCTGCAACAGCTTCGGAGATCAGCCCGATGCACCAGTGCTGTGGGTCACGACAGACCCCGGCAAAGCACCCTTCGGTGAGATTGTGGAGATGGAATGATGAGTACAGAATCCGCTGAATACCACGCCAAGGTGATGGCACTTGTAACCCAGATCAACACTGCTATGGGTAGTGATACCCGAGAGTTCAGTGTGACTGTCAACGCTCTACTTACGCTGCTTGCACTGTCCGGCGCGAGGTCTGACTTGTCAACGGACGAGTTCATTGCAGCAGTGACATGGCAGTTGGGCGAGATCATGTCTCGCATGACAGTTCCCGAACACCCCATTCAATAAGGAGAACCACATCGCTACAGTACGTTTCAGTAAAGAACTTATCGACCGCATCGGTAAGAACGCCCGTGACAAGATGGCACCTGCCGTCACCAAAGCCGAGGAAACCAAGCCCGACAACTCATGGGGCCAGCGCATCTACGACACGTTGTTCCTTGAAGTCAAGCCAATCATCTCGCAAGTTCCTGCTGGATGGTTGAAGACGGTGGATCAGATGCTCATTGAGAAAGTGGGTGAAGTCAGGTGCGACATGCGGTTTACCTTCAACCCGCCTGTGCCGTGGCCCAACACGTTTCCCGCCTCTGACATTGCCACGAAGGATCGTGGCTGGAGCGACGGCATCATCCTCAAAGACCAGCTTGTCTGGGATGAGTTCCGTGCGGAGGTAGTGGCATACAACCAGCGTGTTGCCGCAGCCCAACAACGACAGGCTGAGTTTGTGCAGATGGTCTACAAGGTATGCAATGCGTACAGCACATTGGCTCCGGCCCTGAAGGCATGGCCCGCCCTGTGGGAGTTGGTGCCCGATGATGTCAAGGACAAGCACCGCGAGATCAAAGAGCGTGACAAGAAGGAAGTGGTGCTTGATGTAGACCTTGGCAAGCTCACTGCCCTGAGTACCGCTGCCAAGTTCGGCCTTTGATATGCCCCGTATCGACGATGACAAACGTCGAGAGTGGCTCCGTGCCTTGCGCCGTTTCAAGTACGGTATCAAGGTGCGGGCCAAGCTCGGAGTACTACAGACTATCTGTGAACAAGTTGCAGCAGAACGTAAGGGTAAACAGGTATGGGATGCACCCTCATGGGAGCATGAACGATGGGTTACGCTGCTGTACACTTGTATCAAAGACAATCAGTTCCCACCTGAGTTACTTGCTGGATTCGTGAAGACCGCTGAGGTTACGTTTCTCAGTCCACGCAAGCAACCCACGGTGGAAGGTGCAATGGACGCCGTGAACGTGGTATGCCGCGAACAAAGCAAGGCACTCCGACATAAGTTCGGGGTGTTTATATGAGATGTCCTGTATGCAACACATGGGTAATGGTTAAGGAAACCCGCAGCCGTCCCAACAACGCAACGTACCGCAGGTATGAGTGTGCTAACACGCATCGGTTTGTGACGATGGAACAAGTTGTGCGTGTAATCAAACTAAAGAAGGAGAAACACGATGACTGACAAACAACAGCAAGCCCTCGACCCGATAGTTGCTGAACTGGAACAAGAAAACAGACTGATGAGAGCACGAAATGAAAGACTCGAACGAGAGCTTAACTTCACCACCGCAGAGCGAGATGGATTCAAAGACGCACTGGAACGCATCCTTGCCGTATCCAAGCTGGCCCTTTGGGACGGTAAGCCCGAACGAGTTGAAGAAGTGGGGCCGTCGAAACGCCACCAAGAACGTAACGATTAACAACCAAGAGGAAGCACTACTATGAGCAAGACTACCAAGAAGCAGCAGATCATCAACTGGTTTCTCAAGCATCCACTGGCAACACCACGTGTCGTGTCTGAGAAGTTCAACGCAGCGATGCCCACTGTGTACATGCTGCGTAAGCAAGCGATGCACGAGTACCAAGAACGCAACGCTGCGGAGATGCTCGGCCCACAGATCGACGAACCACAAGTTGTTGTGGAGCAAGCCAAGGACAGGCAGGTAGGGGGCGACCACTACAAAGCGATGGGTGTGCAACCGTGGGATGTCGTGGACACATGGCCCCGTGACCAACGCATTGGCTACTACCGAGGCGGCGCACTGAAGTATCTGATGCGCATGGGTAGCAAGGATGAGTCCCCAATGGAGGTGGCAAAGGGTCAACACTACATGCAGAAACTCCTCGAAGTATTGCAGGAGCAAGACTGATGGCAATGGACATCGTAACCATCGACTTTGAAACCTACTACGACCAGCAGTTCAGCTTGTCGAAGATGACCACCGAGGCGTACATCCGTGATCCGAGGTTCGAGATCATCGGTGTGGGTGTCAAGGTCAACGACTACCCAACTGACTGGTACTCCGGCGACAACCCCGGCAAGTTCCTCCAGTCACTGGACTACAGCAAGCGGGCTATCCTGTGCCACAACACAGCGTTCGATGGGGCTATCCTCGCATGGCATTTCGGTATCAACCCGAAGCTGTGGCTGGACACTCTGAGCATGGCCCGACCACTGCACAACATCACGGTGGGTGGATCACTCGCCAAGCTGGTGTCCTACTACGGGCTGGGCAAGAAGGGCGATGAGGTCGTGGCTGCACTGGGTAAGCACAAGGCTGACTTCACTGAGGCTGACCTCGCTCAGTACGGACAGTACTGCATTAACGATGTGGACTTGACGTATGCCCTGTGGAACAAGCTCAAGGTCGGCTTCCCATCCAGCGAGTTGTTGGTGATTGATCAGACGCTGCGGATGTACACCGACCCTGTGATTGAACTCGACGTGCCGCTGCTGGAGAAGCACCTTGAAGAAGTGCGCACCCGCAAGCGCACTCTGATCTCTGACCTCGGCCTCACGGGGGTGAGCGAGGAGGCGCTAACTAAGATGCTGATGAGCAACGACATCTTTGCCAAGTACCTCAAGAACCTCGGCATCGAGCCACCCACCAAGACCAGTCTCAAGACAGGCAAGGAATCGTGGGCATTTGCCAAGACCGACAAGGGCATGACTGACTTGCTGGAACATCCTGATGAACGTGTGCAGGGTGTAGTGGCCGCCCGCCTTGGGGTTAAATCCACACTGGAGGAGACACGCACTGCGGCACTGATCGGGGTGCAGTCACGTGGCCGACTGCCCATCATGCTGAACTACTACGGTGCCCACACTGGGCGCTTCAGTGGCGGCGACAAACTCAACTTACAGAACCTACCAAGCCGTGGCAACACGGCCATTCGCAGGGCGCTGAAGGCACCACCGG